GGTATCACCATACGTTTCATCGGCATACTCTACGTCATCTGCCTTTGTGTATAGCTCATTCATTGGGGTGGGAGTATCGGAGTCAGAAGTATCCTCAACTGTTTTAGTTTCTTCTACAGTTTCTTCTTCTTGTGAGTCAAAGATAGAGTACATATCATCTTTATTATCTTCTTGAGTAACAGAGCTACTACTAGAGGATATGATATTATTCTCCTCTTCTTCTTCCTCTTGGTCGAAGATAGAGTATATATCTTTTTCTATCATTATTTATATGCTTCTTCTACTAGCTTATTTATATTTGCCGCATGGTCTTCAACACTTACACCCGGAACTTTTGGGTATGCCTGTAATATAAATTTATATAACTGCTCTTTAGTCATGTCTGCTTTTATATTTCTTAGCTGTTTAACTACATTTATATTTACACTTTTATTTTCAGATACTATCTTTTGTGCTTGTTCTTTTTGTGCTGTACCTTTTATTCTATCCTGTTCTTTCTTCATTATATTCTGGTAAATGTCATTTAATTCAGGGTCAGCTTGTATAACATCTAAGCCATTAGAACTTAAACCACCCGGATTTCTTAACAAGTCATTGACAAAGTCAGTCTTATATTTTTTTATACTTTGTTGTTTAAACTCTGCTTTCTTAGCAGGGTCTTGTATTGGTTTTCCATCAGGACCATTTACTATAGTTTCTTTAAACTTATTCTCTATTCCTAATAGACCATTCTTTAATGTTGTCATATAAAAACTACGAGTAGCTTCACCTTTAGTTTTATTTTGTTCTTTAGCTATCTTTAAAGCTAGGCTATTACTCTCTTCAAACTCATTAATAGTGGCTTGCTTTTCTAAAGCTTTAGTATGTTCAGGAGTACCTACTTTATATTCAGTTAAATCTCTAAGATTATTAGCTTTTTGTTGGTCTATAGATTTAGCATCTGTATTTATCTTACTTAAATCTAGAGTACCAGAGCCATATGTACCACCTGAACTTGTAGCTGTTGGTATGTCATCTAAAAGACCTGACTCTACTAGTTGCTTTCTACCTTTAGCATACATATTTCTGTACATAGTAGTACCCATATCTAAACCAAAAGCTGATTCTGTTTCACCCTTCTTACCAAATGAAGGCTGTGCAATCTGTGCCATTTGTACAAGACTGTTAGTGGTATCTTCAATACCCTTAAGTCCTACATCATTTTCACTCTTAGTAAGTTTATATATTTCATTTACATCTTGTTTATTCTTTTGTGCTCCAGCAAAGTACTGTGACATCTTAGCTACATGAGCATCGCCACCTGCTACAATAGCTCTAGCTTTATTCCATCTGTCAGGGTCATCACCAAAGTAAGATACAATAGAGTTAAGTTGCTCTTGCACTTTCTTTTTATTGGCTTTATATTCTTTTCTATTAGCTGCAGTTTCAGCTACGTGCCTGTCAAGTATAGTACGAGTACGAAGCTTTACCTCTTGCTCCTGCTCCTCTATATCTTTTGTTATCTGTGATGCTGCTCCACCTAGAGCTGCCATAAAATTAAAACCCATTAAGCTCTCCTTGCCATTAGACCTGACTGTTCAGGCATTGGTTCTTCTTCTTCCTCTTCTTCCATTGGCTCTGTTTCCATAGAGCCTTCTTGTTGGTTCTTTAATTCGTTAAGTGCTGATGTCATTACTGCATCAGTAGGTTTATCTGTTTCTTCAGGTTCATCACCCATCTTATATTTAGTATCGGTTTTATCTGCTAGGTATTTCATCATCTCCATAATTATAGGCATAACTAATACACCTACATCTACACTGTGAACACCTTGTAAGACAGCACCCAACTGCATAGAGTTAGCAACAGTACTAATAGGTATACCTGATTCAAGCACAGCCATAAGTTCATCAATAACTTCTTGACTATCAAATCTTTCTAAGTACCAATCCATAGCTTCTTCTAATGTAGAATACTGTGGTGGTGATTGCCACGGTCTATTACCCAACTCTGCTGTGAGAGATTGTCCGGGAATAGGTCGGCTAAATGAGGGTTGTGGTGCTTCAGGCATTGTAATTCCTTATATCATTTACGTATCTAGCTACTCGCATGGACACTTCTTCTTTAGGGTCAGCCTTACCTGCACGTTTAATAGCATTGCTACGTGTTAGCAGACCACCTGCTTTATTAGTTTTTGGTTCTTCTTTTTGTTCTTTAATCTTGCGATATGCATTTAATGCTGGGTTAGTGTTCATTAGAATAATCCTCCTCCTCCTCCAAATATGCTACCTGTAATAAACTTACCTATCAATCCACCAAAAGCAGTTGATGATGCTGTATCGTCTTTCATTGCTTGTATATTAGTAGCACTGTCAGCTTGTAATTGAGCCATTGCTAATTCAATAACACGACTTCTTTCATTCTCTGCTGATGTCCATGCCCACTCCATTGTGTCTCCATAATGTTGCCATAAATTATTGTAAGCAGTTTGACTTATACCTAATATGTTCTGAGCATTTAATTCATTAGCACGATTAGTAGCAGCCGTTCCCTCTGTTGCTATTTGTCTTCTCCAATTAGCATTACTCTGTGCTATAACAGTTTGATTCTGTGCATTGAATTGGTCACGTTGGTTATTAATCTCTGCATTAAATCTTTCTATTGTATTTGTTTGACCTGCATTAAACTGTTCTTGTGCATTTGTCTGTGATGCATTAAACTGATTAGCCGCCTGTGTCAGAGAAGCAAAGAATTGGTCTACTTGATTTTCTGACGTAGCATTAAATTGTTTAGCCGCATTTGTGGCTGCTTGGTCAGTAAACAAAGCTTGTACTTGTTGTTGTGCTGAAAACATATCTGCTTGTTGTTGGTTAGATAGTTCAGCCATATCCTTTTGTAAGAAAGCATTTGCATTTTGTACAGCAGCCTGTTGTCTATTACTTAAGTTAGCCATGTCTAAGTCTGCAAGTGCTGCGGCTTCAGCCATAACAAGAGCTTGTTTGTTACTTAGATTTTGTAGATTCATTGTCTGTGCTGCTTTAGCATTTTCTAGTGCTATCTGTTGTTCAGCAGTAAAGTTCTTATCGGCTATGTCACCTATCCTAGCAGAGTTCTGCACTCTCGCTTTAAACTCTTGGTCAAACTCTTGCCCTAGAAAAGTAGCACGTTGCTCTGCTGCTAACATTGCTCTTGCTTGTCTGTTAGATAAATTCTGTGCTTCAAAACTTGCAGTTGTAGCAGCATCTGCTTGTGCTATAGGAAGTGCTGATTCTAATGCACCTTGTAGCATGGCTTGTCCTGCCATTGATGATGCACCCATTCCTCTAGCTGCCATTTTAGCTGATACAGCACGTAATGTTCCTGCAGCCCAAGGTGGTGGATTATTAGAGTCAAAGTTAGCAGTAAGACCTGCTAGTTGTCCTTGAACAGTAGCTTTTTCACTAGGTAATGCTGTGGCTGCTTGTATTTGTTCTGTATACTTAGCTGCTTTTTCAGCATTAGCCGCACCTGATATTAATTCACCATCCTGTATCTCTCTTTGCACAGGATTTTCCATTGTTGTGGCTACACCCTGTTCTGCTTCTAATCCAGATACAGCACTTGTTTCTTGTTGTGCCGCTGATACTTGAGACTGCAAGTCTAGTACGGTTGTTGCACCCTTTAAGTTTTCTACAGCTTTATTAACATCTGTTGCTACTGTATCTGCTGTCATTGTGTTAGCACTTGTAGCATCCTGTTGATTTATTGTGGTTGTACTTGCTTGTGCAGTTCCTAATGCAACATCACCTGTTAGTTGACCTACACTATCGCCTACTAATTGCTCTCCTGTAGCAGTTGTAGCAACTGTCTGTACCTCTGAACCAGCAGGTAATCCGGGAGTTGTCAGCATCTGAGAAGACACATCTCCTATCGTTGGTCCTACTTCTTCTGTAAGAGGGTTACCATCTTCACCTAAAACAGGTTTATTATAGTTAGGATTAGGGGTTGTTCCATCTTCTAAAAATTGATTAGTGTCAACAACCTCTCTAGTTGTACCTGTAAAGTTTTGTGATGGGGGTGCTACTGTAGGTGTTGTTTCTACATTGACTGTAGATGCAGGTGGAGTAGGGTCAGGGTTAGGGATAGGAGCAGGTCCACCGACAGGTGGTCCAAAGTCAGGTGGTCCAAGGTCAGGTACTTTAAAATCATATTGTTGTTTGTCCGGAGCATTTATTGTAGGAGCAGTAGGCATAGTTGTAGTTATCCCTGCTACATTACCACCTGTTGCAAAGGATTGCTTGGGTGGTGGTACGTAACCTCCAACCATAGGCTGTTGTTGATTCTGCTCAAAGGGTTTCATTAAACCACCTTCAGCCATCTTCTGTTGTAATGCTTGTTGTCTAAACTCTTGTTGTCCTTTAAATGCATTCTCTAAAGCAGTATACTTATCAGCTACTCTTCTATTGGACATTAGATAGGCAGGAAAACCTTCTTTCTTTCCATCATAACCTAAGTTCCTAGCAATAACCATTTGCATTTCTTCAGGTAAGTTATTTAATGTTTGCATACTCTATCCTTACTTCATTACTATTGCGACTACCAAAGCTACCACACCTAAAGTTCCCACCATAGACATAGCTTCTATTCGCCACATTCTTTTGTCTAAGCCTTCTAACTTGTCATTGACCATCTGATACCTGATAGCACATTCTTTCTCATGTGCATCAAGTTCTAGTTGTACTTTTAGTTCAGGTTGCATACTCATTTTCATTTAAATACTTTTAGGAAAGTTATATATTACAGCATTGCCACCATCTTTAGGTGTGTCAAACAATGCCTTGAATCCATCTAACTCTGAACAAGCATTAATAGCTTTTTCTATTGTGACTGTTGCATCCCTAACTGCTGTTCTAAATTTAGTAACATCAGAAGGTATAGCAGTTCCAACTTCAGCTTTTCTAGTCACATACCAATCAGTACTTTGTAAAAGACTATTAGCTGTTGTTTTTGTAGTAGCAATCCACGTAGCCTTGAGGTCATCCATCTTTCTTTCAATGTCTTTTGCAGTATAAAACCTAGCATCATAACTAGTGTTAGGTTCGTCTTTCCAAGTGATACCCCATTTCTTTTTATAGGTAGGTGAATATATACTTACCCAATTATAGGGATGTTTAAATCCTTTATCATCAGTAAAACTCTTACCAACTTTTAGAGTTTTTCCATTTTGTAACCAAGCCATTATATTCTCCTATCCTGCGTTTGCATATTTAAATGGTGCTTCAGCAAATGCTATGTATATGTAAGGTGATGTAAGATATCCAACACCACCAGTTGCTCTTATTTTAAAACCATTACTTAAAAAGTCTACTGTGTTGCTAGTTGTTTCAACATTTTTATAATTCGGATTCAAATTATAAACATTATTGTAGCCGGGTCTTTTATTATCCAAAATGCACCACTCTTGGTTACTAATTTCAGCACCCTTTAAAAGGACCATTGCAGGTTTAAATCCAGTATACACAAAAGCAGAATCTGTAGTATTATTTGGATTATACTTATTAATCTTTGAGTAACCCTCTATCTCTGCGAAACAATAGGCTACATAAGTACCACTACTTGCATTTGCATAATTATCACTACCTAATGAAAAAACACTTGTTGTAGGTGATGTACTTTGAAAATATGTAGAACCTGTATTTGTCTGTGCATTGCCAACATTTAACAACAGCTCTCGGTCATTTCCTATTTCTTCGTGATACACAACCCAATTTTGAGCAGCATCTCTCCTTTTGATTATAATCATTCTTGGTGCAATACCAATTCCGTGTCCTACTGTAGCATTTGCACCAGTTCCAGTATAAGTAACAATGCTAAACCCTGCTTTTGTGTTTGCACTCACATTACTCGCAATACTACCACCTGCATTACTTGATGAGCTTCCTCCTGCTTTCCAGTTCCAACCTACATATGTTCCACCACTTTGATTAATACCCTCTAATGTATGACTGACATCTGTACCTTTTTGAACAGTAAATCCACCATTCTCAAAATTATTTATATCACCAAAGTTTGTCCAAGTTGAACCTGCTTCAGTTTGACCCTCTTGTGAAGTACCATTTGTTGATAAGCCATTAAAGGCATCTACACCACGAACTATGTCTAATAATAAATGGTCACTACCATTAGTATCACCATTTCTTCTTTTTATCCAAGACCAATCAGGGGTAAAATCTACAGTTCCAGTAACACCGGATTCACTAGTTGCTATCTTACGAGTAGCACCATCATCACCAGACCAAGTAAGTGTTCCAAAATAATTATCAGCTTGTGTAGCAGAATTAGGACCTATGGTTGGTTCAGGTAGGTTAGCTGTGCATAATGCTAGAAAGCCTGATGGTGGTGCATATTTAAATACCCCTGCACCTTCATCTGGTGTTTCATCTCCTATATTACTACCAGTTAATGAACCTGCAAAACTAGCATCTTGACCAAAGTTTACTATTGTAGGATTATTATTATTATAATGTCCTACTCTAGCCACCATATTACCACTCAACCCAGTATATGCAGCATTTGTTGTTGTTCCTGCTGCAATTTCAGAAGTAGTAGCACTATTTTGCCAAGTTCCATTTTTACTAAAGTATATAGCACCATTGTCCATATCTAAAGCTACACCTATAATATCTCCTGCTGTTGTAAAAGCACTACCATAGTTTGCATATGAACTATTTCTTACTTTCTGTCCATTACTATAAATTCCATAACCATCAGGATTATTACCACCATCAGCTATAGTTGTACTGTAAACACCTGAATCAGATTCATAAACACCTGCAAATCCACCATTTGTACTGTTAATATAATTTTCATAATACCACTTACCACTATTTACACCAATAGTACCTAAAGCAAATTTATTATCAGTGTTTGTTTGTAAATTACCCTCTGATAAAGTAAGTGATGAAGATTTTGCAACACCATTTAGGGTGCAGAAATTATTCTCAGGACTATCAGGCATATTACAATCAGATGCGACTATACCACTAGATGTAAAATGATGTGTGTTGCCACTTGTATCAGCACCTATTGTTGATGTTGATGCTGTGCCTACACCTACTTGGTCAAACTGTAATCTAAATCCATTAGTGCCATATGAGCCAGTATATTCTTTAGGTATCCATACACCATTTTTAGTTTCACCAAATGAAGTTGGTGCTAGTTGTGTGCCATCAACAAAGTTTACTTCTGCCATATACCCATCAATGTAGTCGGCATTATATCTACCAAGCCAATGTGGTTTGGTATCATTTATCCTTGTATCATAATCTTGTGGGAAAAGACCATAACCAGCACCCACACTAGTTTGGAGTGTTCCATTTACATATATTTTAACTCTATTTGTATCTGTTCCTTGAGTTGTATCTACTGCAAAAACCAAATGATACCAAGCTGATGTATCTCTTAATACAATACTAAGATTTTGCCCATAATCAGTTGAGCCATCATAGTCATACCAACTTAATCTATCTGAACCACCATCTATGTAAAACAGAGTGAAATCAGAACCACTACTCCCTGCGTAAAAAAAAGGTTGATTTACGCCAGATAAATTTGCTCTTTTGTACCAACAACTAAAAGTGTAGGTTTTTCTATTACTTGCACTAGATGGAGTTCTGTATAAGTAAGCACTATCGTCATCATTCCGTCTCAATGACTGAGTTGCAACGCCATTATAAAATACCTTATCATTAAAGTATTGTGCCGACCCTGTTAAATTACCATTGCCATTAAATGTCACTATGCAAATGCCTTCTGTACGTTACCTAATAATATGTTACTAGCTGACTGAACCACATAAGGTATCATATCAACTGAATTAGCAGCTGTGCTTAGAGTTATACCTGCTGCACCTGCTGTCTCATAGTCTCCATTAAGTGTTAAACCACGACTGCCTGTTCCATCTTGTATACAAATAATAAACCCTGATTGACCTATAGCTTCTGTAGTTGGATTAGTAAATACTACATCACCTGTAAAAGTTAAGATGAAGTTTTGATACTGTCCAAAGTTAAGTGCCACATCACCTGTATTAGTTGTGTCTACTAGTGTATCTGCTCTACCTGCTATGACTGCTAATTTTGCTGCTTTACTCATTATTTGCTCTCCAATGCTGTAATTCTAGCTTCTAATTCTTGTATGGTTTTCACGAGTAAAGGTACTAGCTTGGATTGGTCAATTTGTTGGTAATGTTTTTGAGTTATGGATGCTTTCCAAGAAGTATCTGAGCTATATTTTCCATCTTGCTTACCCTTTTCCCAATCATCTTTAGTTTTATCTGTACCAATTATATTTTCATCTTTATCTAGCACAACATTTTTTGATGTTCTTGTTTCGTCTTTTGTACCAGTAATGGCTTGTGGCACAACTTCTTGTGCTTCATGTGCTAAAAATCCCTCAACAGTTAAATCAGAACCTATAAAATTAAATTTACAAGGTTTAAGTTTTTTTAACTCTGTTGTTGCATCAAAAGTATATGATACGTTTTCTTTAATCCTATAATCAGATGTTGTGTTATATGCAACAGCAGTATTATTATTATTTGTAATAGAACCTCTAAATGTACCACCAGTTAAAAAGCCTATTAAAACTGCTCCATTTCCACTATTGGTGTCGTTTATTCCTACCCCACCATCAGAAGCAGAGCTAAAATCTAAAGATAATAAACCTGCATTTCTAACAGTTGCTGTTCCAATAAACACATTATCTGACCCACCATCAACAAACAACATATTAGCATTGCCATTTGACTCAACTCTAAAATCTACATCTGCACTATCTTCGTTGAATACTGCACCACCTTTTGCTGATAAAGCACCTGTTAATGTAGTAGCACCTGTAACTGCAAGAGTACCACCTACTCCTACGTTACCTGCAAATGAACCACCATCACTAGCACTTACTGTGTCAGCTACGGAGAATACATCATATGCTACAATTTGAACTGTGTCTTCTAATGCCGCAGCTACATCTAGTACAACTGTAGTACCTGAAGTTGCTACGTAGTCAGAAGGCAAGAGTAAGATACCATTTTGATATACATCTATGTAGGCACTGTCTGTGTATACAAGAGACTGCCCATTATTATCTGTACTCTGAAATGTGTCCTGTCCAGCAGTAGCTGTGTAATCAAAGACTCGTCTAACTCCATTTGAAGGAGATGTTCCTATATATGCCATTGTTACTCCTTAACTTGGTTTCGTTGGAAACGTAATATTACTTAGTGCATCATCACTTGGTGTTTGCTTTGTTATATCTCTCAAGGCTTGTCTATATGTTTTCCAAGCATCACTCATTGTTACATCAGAGTTACCCATGTAATCTGTTTCAACTAGTAGTGCATCTCTTTGTCTTCGTAGTTCTGCCATACGTCTGTTAGGTGCATCTTTAGTCCATGCTAATTCTTCTGCATCTCTTGCTGTTTCTTCTTCTGCTGTGAATTGTACTCTTGTACCACCTTGATTATGAAATCTAGCCATTATTTAACTCCATATAATTTAAAAGTACCAGACTCTATATCGCCACCATTAAAGAAAAATTGCATTCCATCTATTGCTGCATTGCTACCTTCATGTACATACATACCATTATTCATAGCAAAGTTAGCATTTACATCAACACTAACACTATAAAAGTTAACTAACTTTCTAAATGTTGTTTCAGCAGGGTTATATAAAGTATGGACACCACTAACAGATGCTTCACCTGCATTACCTACAGATTCAGCTAAATTAACAATACCATCACTATTACTTCCTCTGACTACTCCATTAGTGCTGTTATAGGTTACTTGATGTCGTGCATATTCATATTCACTACCTGTTATTACACTTCCACCTTTACTCATTCTACATCTAAATTCTACAGTATTATCTGTAGGGTGAACATTTAAACAATGAATCTGATATACTTTGTAAGTAGACGTAAATAAACTAGAACTACCTACAGTTACAGTAGTATCATTACTGGCAGTTACAGTTTGTAATAACACTAATCCTTGTGTACCACTTACAGTTCCAGTAAATGCATAGGTATCTGCTAAGTTCATTGACTCAGCTTGAATTTTAGTTAATGCCATTATGTTTGATGCTCCAATTTGAATGTTGCTTGCCCATGTGATGCGTGTAAAGTTCGTCTATTAGCTTGTATGCCCCACCTTAATGTATTAGTTGCACTACAAGTAATTAGAAAGTTAGCTGAAAACTGTGAATAAGTAGTAGCAGTGCTAACATATATGCTATACTGGTCATCACTTGGGAAAGCATCATTTAATGAAAGATAACAACTAAAAATACTTGATTGAGAATTAGAACCATCTCCACCTGCCATACCCCAAATAGTTGCTCTATACACACCATCAACGGGGCAAGTATAGACACCACTACTGGCTAAATCACTTCCTACATTAACCATAATAGAACTAGATGGAATTGTTGTATTAGCATCATCTTGGTCTAATGCACCCCATTTATAAGCAGCTAAAGATGCAGTTTGATTACCACCATTTGCATAAGGCAATACACCAGTAACCTTAGATGTAAGGTTGACTGCACTATTTTTTAAAGTATCTGTGCTTACTGAATCATTAGGTGGTCCTACTGTACCCACCTGACTAGCTAGATAATACACAAATATATTATTACCTGCATTGCTAGAAGGTGCTTCTGTAAATCTTAATGTAGTTCCGTTAATGATTCCATAAGCAACGGTTGGCTCTTGTATAACACCATCTACTGATACTAGGACATCTTCAGGTTGAACAACAGCTTGTTCTAGTGTAAAGTCAACTAAGATACCGTTACCTGAAAAAGCAGTTTTTGTTCTATTAGATACAAACCTACTAGGTGATGAATTTCCTATATATGCCATTCTATCTCCTACGTACTAATTGCATCAACATAACTAACCCAACAATTTAATGAAGCATCAGTATTTGATTTAACAAGCAATGCATCTCCATTTTGGATTACAATCTTACTGCCTGAATCTATTAATTCTAAACTACCACCAACAGGTATTGGAGCATTTTTAACTAGGTAACAGTTTAAATCACTACCTCCTGCCGCTGCTGTCTCTATGTAAACATCAACGAGTATCTGTGCAGTATGTATGTTAGCTAGTCTAATACCTACTATAGCATCATCTGAGTTAGATGTTATAACAGTTCTTGCAGTTGTACCAATATTAATATCACTATTGCTATCAAGTGCGACTGCTCTTTCAAAATCTTGTGCCATTTCTTTTTCCTTATGTTATATAATTATACTCGGTATTGCTTATTTTGTCAAGTAAAATCTTATTATAATGCTATTGCCATAGCTGTGGCAAAGCCTTTACTTGCTGCTGAACCGACACTGCTATCTACGTAGGCTTTAATAGATTGCTGTGATGCTATGCCTGTTGCACTATTAGAAGACATATCATCTTCATCTACGAAACTTTTACCTGCTAGTATGTTTAGCTCTGCTGCAGTAGAAGTTACATTAGTACCACCTATATCAAGTGTAGTCATAGAGACTTCACCTGCTACAGTAACTACACCACTAGCTAATGTAATTAAGTCTGTGTCACTTGTGTGACCTATTGTAGCTCCATCCATTGCTATATTATCAACGGTTAGAGCAGTTAATGTTCCTAGTGATGTTACGTTAGCTTGAGCTGCAGTTTGTAATGTACCTGTAACATTTGTAAAGATTGCATTACCTGCTGTTCCACTAAATACTTCTGAAGAGTTAGATGCATCTGCTATAAAAGTAAATGCACTTGCACTGTCATCCCAACCAAAGAAACCTACTTTAGCTGCAGAACCATTGTGATATCTAAACTCAATACCTCTATCTTTGTTATCATCTGACCCCGGAGCAGAATCACCCCCTAGAGTGAAGATAGGGTCATCTATAGTGACTGTTGTACTGTTTACGGTAGTGGTAGTACCATTGACTGTTAAATCACCTGCTAGTGCCATATTAGCACCATTAAAGGTTAAAGCAGTAGTAGTTCCTGATTTAATAATTAAGTTACCACTAGAGTTGGTAGCACTACCAAATGTTGTGCCATCATCCTTAAAGAATATATCGCCACCATCTGCATCTAATACAATGTCTGTAGTAGCATCTAATGTTATAGTAGAACCTGAATCTATCTCGGCTATAACAGGAGTTGTTAATGTTTTGTTTGTTAGTGTTTGTGTTGCACCTGAAGCAACTATTTCTTGACTAGCAACACCTGATGCAGGAAGTGTCAGAGTTGAAGGATAACCACTACTGCTTTGCAATGCACTATGTGCCGCTGCAATAATCTTTTGTCCATGAGAGTTATTTTCACAATTAAGAGTTAAAGCACCTTGATTAGTATTTCCTTTTATAACTACATGACCTGTTCCGTTTGCAGCAAGTTCAATGTTAGCATTTGATGTGGTAACAATATCATTACCATTCATATCTAGGTTTCCACCTAGTTGTGGAGTAGTATCTTCTGATACGTTTGATATAGCACTAGATGTAGCAAGTCCTGATACGACTGCACTTCTAGTAATCTTTTTAAGTCCACCACCTGAAGTGTCTACTGCGAGGAATACATCGTCATTAGCTACTGTAGATATTTCTGATAAGTCACCTACTGCTATAGAGTTAAAGTTTGCTCCATCTGCAACAAGTAAGTTACCTGAAGTATTCGTTCCCATAGTGATATCATCACCTGAGACTGTTAAATCACCACCTACAACTACATTTCCTGTTGTTGTAAGATTTCTTATACCTGTGTAGTCTTTATTAGCATCTAGTATAACTGCTTTAGAAGCTATAGCAGTACCAACAGCAGTTGAACCTAAGTCAAGAGCATTAAGCTCACCTACGACTGCTGTAATGCCATCTAAAGTATTTAATTCATCAGTAGTAACTGTAGCACCATCTAGTATCTCTAGTTCAGCTTCTGATATTTCAGCAGAACCTATAGTTACTGTTCCTGCAAAAGTTGCATTAGCACCATTAAATGTTAGAGCAGTTGTACTGCCTGATTTAAGTATAAGATTACCTGATGTATTAGTAAGTGAACCAAACTGTGTTCCAGCATCTTTTAAGACAACATCACCACCGTCTGCATCTAGAGTTATATCTCCTGCAACATCTACAGTAAGACCACCAGCACTAGCTAGTTTAATTGAATCAGCACTTGTACCATCAGACACTAAGTCTAAGTCACCGTCTGCATTACTGAATATATAAGTACCTGTATCATTGAAGTAAAGTTTTTCAGTGCTATTAAGCATGACATCATCATCAAATCTAAAATGGTCATCCTCAGTACCACTATTATCGTGACCTATCCATCTTAAAAGTCCATCTCTTTCTTCACCATCAAAAGTTATAACAACATCTTGATTAGTTGAACCTGCACCTATTGTTACTGTATTACTTGCAAGTGAAGTAATAGCACCACCATTACCTGTAGTACCATCATGCGAGTGTCCACTACTTGCGGCAAAAGCTGCAACTAGCTGGTCAAACTCTTCATTGGTGTGAGCTGCTTGTATAACGTCACCATCAGTGTACGTTTTTTGTCTTACATAATTATCACCCATTTATCTTCTAGCTCCTAGTTGATATTCTAATTGAAACCCTTTTAATGAATAGGGTGCAGTTATACCACCATCATTCACTCTTAATGCTACAGCAAATCCTGAACCTTCTACTGACTGTCTAACTAAAGGTTGTGATGTACCACCATATGTAGGTGTTCCATAAACAGATGTGCCATATATAGCAACAACATCTGTAGAATCTAAAGGATAGGCTGATGGTCTTGGAGAATCTTTATCTTCATAATCATACCTAACAAACAAGTCAGCATCTACAGCTGCTTCAGGGTTATAATTAACAATAACTCTTTGCATATGCTTACGTATTCCGGGGTCGTTAAATGTTAAGTCAGGACTTCTATAACGACCTAATATACTAGTGCCATCAAAAGTATTACCAGATTCTTGTCTGTATATATACCCTGTTTGATATGCACCATGTAAAACTATTACATTACCTTCTGATACAAAGCTGTCTGTACACGCAGGTCTTATACCTACTATTTCAGAGAACTCAAACTTAGTACCTTTTAATACGCATATAATACCTTTAGTCTGATTTTCTCCAACACTTGATTTAGTAAAGAATATTCTGTATTGTGTCTTATCTGTTATAACTGCCGATTCAAACTCTGTAGCATTAGCTATGTTATCATTAAAGATAGACTGTACGTTAGAACTTATAGTACCTAATTCAACGTCACCAATTCTTGCAGTACCAGCAACTGTTCTTAATCCATCAGGACCTAAGAATATTAAGTCACCTGCAAATTCTTGAATTGTATCACCGTTGATACAGCCTATGTCTCTTGTTACATCTGATACTGCAAAGTTAGCTTCTGAACTACCTGACAGTTTAAATATTCTAGTTTCACAAAATATAAATAAGTTATCACGGAAAACTTTAATTCCAGTTATCTCATCATCAACTTTAAAACTACCTGCTCCAATAGATACTTTAAGAGAACCTTCTTGAAATGGCGAACTAAATACAACTTCTTGTTTGTTTGCACTCATACCTGCATAAAACATATGATTTTTAAAAGCAGCAACATGTTTAGCACCTGCTACAGCAGGGGGGAATTGGTCTGCTACTAACGCACCAACTGCATGGTCTGCGGCAACACTGCTTGATGTTGCTCTATCGACACCTGTAAAAGTTGTGCTAGTTTTACCTGTGTAAGTAAATAATTCATCGCCTATAAGTAAAGAGCCAGAGCTATTAAATTGAGATGTATCAGGAACTGTTATAGTACCTCCACTAGCACCTCCTCCTGTACTCATACCTGTACCTGAAGCAATAGCTACAAGTAAAGATGTAGATTGTCCTGTACCCACAGTATCTACAGCAATATCTGTTGCAGCTAAACTAGAATTAAATACTGTAGGTGCATTTGCACCATCAACTACTATTATTTTATCTGTGCCATCAAAGTTAAACCGTTCAAAGTTATACTTACCTGCACCTGTTCTACCACTATCTCTACTAGTCCACGATGAACCACCCGGAGTTGCACTAAATATACTAGTACCTCTAGCTGCTAATACGACACTACCAAAGGTTGCTACCATAAGAACCTTCTCAGCAGAACTAGCTGTAAAAGGTACAACTGCTGACACATACTTTGAATAACCATTTATTCTTCTGTAGCCACCATCAACAGCAGGTTCAAAGTTTCTCAACTCTAATGCTTCACCCGGTTGCATCATAAAGGTAGATTTGTTTAAGACTAAACCCCCTTCGCAGTTAAAGGCTGAAGGAGATGTTTGAGATTCATCTGCCATTACAATGCCCTAATGTCTGTACTACCTGTCCTAGCTATAAAGGTTGAACGTAAGTATGAAAATTTATTTACTAATAAAGTCTGCATATTTTTTATACCCTGTTCAAATCTACCAAAGTTTAATTGATATTGTTGTGTCTCACCTCTATACTGATATACAAATGCTGTAGCACCATCTATAATTACAGGAGCAAATCTATCAGGTATAG